GGGTAACAACAATGAGGAGATTATCACTAGCAAAGGTGGTGACAAAGATGACGATATTACCACTACAGGAAATGGTAACAACAATGAGGAGATTATCACTAGCAAAGGTGGTGACAACGGTGATAACGGCGGAAGTAACATAACTTTTGGCGGCAATACAGATATTATTGAAATAGAAGAAGACCCACCAGAAATAGGTGGCACTGAAGAGAGTAATGGCGGCAGCTCATTTGGTGGCGGTGGTATGTTAACCTCTACCCCTTCTGATCCGTTTGGTATTCGTCCCATACAAATTACGGCATCGCCTGCTTTACAAGCAAGAATAGATTTCCCTATTACAAACTTTTTATTAGCTCAAGGAATGTTTACAGGAAACAGGAATATATTAGGATGACGTATTTAAACTTAGTCAATAACGTACTCAGACGTTTACGAGAAGACGAAGTAACTAATGTATCGGAAAGTACGTACAGCAAAATGGTCGGTGACTTTGTAAATGACGCAAAAGATCTCGTAGAGACAGCGTGGGATTGGTCAGCGTTGCGAAACACTCTTACGATTACGACAGCCGCTGATGACTACACTTACTCACTGACAGGCAGCGGTGACGAAGGTAAAGTTTTTAGGATTATCAACGACACTTCAAACTGTGAGCTACAGTACCAAACACAAGCGTGGTTCGACAATGAGTTTTTTGTAAACAACCCAGTTTCAGGTGCGCCTAAGTATTTTACTTATAACGGCGTAGACGCTAGCGGAGACACGCAAATTGACGTGTACCCTAAACCTGACGGCGTTTACTCGTTAAAAGTAAAAGTAGTTTTGCGTAACGTGCCTCTGAGTGCTGATGCAGATACTCTAGCTATACCCAGCAGCCCCGTAATTCACATGGCAATTGCCCTGTTAGCCCGTGAGCGTGGTGAAACAGGAGGTACATCTACTGCAGAATACTTTGCTCTAGCTGACAAGTACTTATCTGATGCAGTTGCGTTAGATGCCCAAAAACACCCAGAAGAAACAATCTTCTACACACCGTAGGAATTACTATGGCACAGCCTCTACAAAGCATTAACTTGGTTGCTCCTGCGTTTCAGGGAATTAATACAGAAGATTCTCCTCTTGCTCAGGATACATCTTTTGCTGAAGTTGCAGACAACGCTATTATTGACCGACAGGGACGATTAGCGGCTCGTCAGGGCAACAGCGTGATTACAACGAACAAAACCGTGCTAGGATCTGACTATATCCACAACATTCACGAGTTTTACGATAGTGCTGGTAACGAGGTAATTTTTAGTACCGGCAATAACAAAATTATGACAGGCACTACTACATTAGTAGACGCGACACCCGGATCGTACACGATTACTGCAAATGATTGGAAGATCGTAAACTTCAACGACAAGGCATATTTTTTCCAGCGTGGTTACGACCCCTTGGTATATGACAACGCCAACGGCGTAAGAACATTTACGGTAGCTAATGGTGGTGCAACTAACGCTACCTTTAAGGCAAATGAGGTTGTTGCAGCGTTTGGTAGGTTGTTTATTGCAGGCAACGCCACCAATGACACCATTATTTACTGGTCTGATTTGTTAGACGGAAACGCATTTACTGGGGGCTCTAGTGGTAACATAGATGTAGCAAAAGCATGGCCTAACGGTGCTGATAAAATTGTTGCTTTAGCGGCCCATAATGACTTTCTTATAGTGTTTGGCGAACACAGTATTATTGTTTACTCAGGCGCAGATAGCCCCGCAAGCATGGCAATTAGCGATACCGTGTCAGGCGTGGGCTGCATAGACAGAAAAACAGTGCAAAACATTGGCACTGACTTACTGTTCTTGAGCGATGACGGTTTACGAAGCCTTGGCAGAGTTATACAAGAAAAGTCTTTGCCTATAACAGACGCAAGTCGTAACGTAAAACAAGACTTGATTGCAAAGATTGCAAACAAAACTGTGCCTGCTAGCAGCGTGTACAGTCCTGAAAACTATTTTTATTTACTAGGACTGCCTGACAGTAACCTTATATATTGTTTTGATCTTAGGGGTCGGCTGGCGAATGGCTCATATCGTGTGACTAAATGGCCTAGTGTTGATTTTAAGTCTTTTGCTAGAGATAGAGATGGCACTGTTTATATAGGAACTACGGCTGGTATTGGTAAGTATGATGGTTTTGATGACAATAACTCATCTTACATTTTTCGGTACACAAGTCCGGGTTTGACGTTTGGTGAGCCGTCTAAGTTAAAGCTACTTAAAAAGATCCGGCCTACGATTATTGGTGGTAACAATGTAGATATTGTTCTTAGCTGGACGTATGACTTTTCAGTTCAAGCTAATACGTCACGATTTAGAGTAGGGTCTACAAATCCAGCTTTCTTTGGGGTATCAGAATATACTCAGGCAGAGTATAGCTTAGGCGATCTAATTAGTCGAAAGTCTCTTAACTGTACGGGTAATGGTTCCGTTGTTACAGTAGGCTTACAAACGGAAGTAAACGGTAGCTCTATATCCCTACAGGAAATGAATGTATTAGCGTTGATAGGTAAAACAACATGAACAAGCATAACTCAAGAGGTATAAGGTAATGGGCATTCTTTCAGACCTTCTAGGCGGAATTGCTGACGATTTATACGGCGGAATCCCTCCAGAAGTAAAAGGCATCTACACAGATCCGTTGCCTGAATTAACTTCTCCTGACATCACGTTTCAGCCGTTTACTGTTACAGGCGGTGGCGGAACAATTACGGCAGGACCAACTGGAACATCTTATGCTCTAAGCGGATCTGGACAACAACTTCAGAGTGCTTTAGAATCTGAGGCGTTAGATAGGTTTGGTTCTGCGCCTATGAGCCTTGGTCAGATAGGCTCTGCCGCTGAACAAGCACTGGGCGTTGGTGGGCAGTTCATGGGCCAAGTTGGTATGCCTATGGGTGCTAGAGAGCAAGAAGTGTATGACCGTATTAGGGCTACACAGCTTGCTGAAGAAGAAAGACAGAGGCTCGCACTGGAAGAGCGTCTGGCTAATCAAGGTCGGTTAGGGGTTCGTACAGCAATGTTTGGCGGCACTCCAGAGCAGCTTGCTTTAGCACAAGCACAAGAAGAGGCTAAAAACAGAGCAGCGTTAGCGGCTATCCAACAAGCTCAAGCAGAACAACAGCAACAGGCTGCGCTTGGTTCCCGGTTTACAGAGTTAGGTGGCGGTCTTTTCTCACAACAGCAAGCGATTGACGCTGCACAGCAGCAGATGGGCTTGAATGCTCTTCAGGGTGCTTATATACCACAAGCGGCTATGTTGTCAGCGTTTTCACCTGCCATAAACATTGCTAGTCTTGAAGACGTAGCTAGACGACAACAGGGTGAGTTTGATTATCAGACCCAGCTTGCAAATCTACAGGGTGCGGTTGGACAGTCTCAAGGACTTGCTGATCTGTACGCTGGTATGTTTACTGGTGCTGGTGGTCTGCTTGGTGGTCTTACTTCCGCAGTTCCGGGTACGTTAGATGCTATTGCAAGCCTTAAAAACGCTTTTTTCCCTAGCAGCAGCGACATAAACTTAAAAGACAACATCAAACGCGTAGGCAAGCTGCCTAACGGTTTATCTACGTACACTTGGGATTGGACCGAAGAAGCCAAAGAAATCGTAGGCAACCAGCCTTCTTACGGGGTAATCGCTCAAGAAGTTCAGCAGGTTCTACCAGAGGCTGTAATTAGACAAAGTAACGGCTACTTGGCTGTTGATTACTCAAAGATACTTTAGGGAGCACAAAAATGTCACTATTTGGTAGAAGAAACAATCCTATTGGGTCTTTGTTTACTGGGGGCGGTCTGTCCCCGGGACAAACAATCGGTAGAGCTTACGCAGACTTTGGTAGGACTATAGGTGCTACAGCACTTGATGCAGCCAGTAGACTTCAAAGGCGAGCCGATGAACGAGAAGCGGAACTTGTGTCACAACAAGCTAGAGAAACGCTAGCTCAATACGAAAATAACCCAGCAGGTCTTCTTGCTCAAGGTCAAAATATGTTGTTAAGTGATGACGCTAATCAACAAAAAATGGGCGAGCGGTTCATAACCATCGCTAACAGCCGTATTGAACAGGGTAAAACAGAACAGCAACGTAGGTTGGGTGTTTTTAAAACACAGGTTACTGCTGCTGCACGAGCAGGAACACCCCGTAACGATCCTAGAGTAGTGGCTCTGCGTAGGCAAATACAGCAGCTAGACCCAACAGGAGAAGCATTTGAAGACGCTTATCTCAGAGGATCTCCAAAAACTGAACTAGTAACGCAGGGTCCAGACGAGCGACTACTACAAGCTACTACGGGACCAGACGGTAATATTACCACTGATGAGCTTGAATCAGCCTTTACAACCCCTAAAGATTTTATCTACGAAACAAGAGAAGATGCTGAGGGCGTAGTAACTCTGTATGAAATTAATCCTAACAACAAGCCACCAACATCAAGGATAGTAGATACGTATGAAACACGGGAGTCTGCTTTAAAAGAACAAGCAAGACTAGAAGGAGAAGGAAACAAACTTGCTAAAGCACGAGCTACTAGAAACACTGTTAATGAAACTATTGCCCTAATAGAAAATAACTTAACTAACTTAGACAGAGGTTTTTTTGATTCTGTAGGCGGTCTTTCTCAGTTGCTGCGTTTTCTCCCCGGAACTGAACAAATGAATTTAGAAGACCTAGTTGCTACAATAAAAGCAAACGTAGGTTTTGATCAACTGCTGTCAATTAAAGCTGCAGGGTCTACTTTAGGTCAGGTTTCTAACATTGAAAACGCGCTTCTTCAGTCTACAATAGCTAGTTTAAATACACTTAAAAAGCCAGAAGACCTACTTAATGCTCTGAAAAAAGTTCGTGGTTACTATAACTCACTGATTATTAAAGGCAGGCTACTAAAGGAACACGGAAAAGGTAACGTTCCAACGCTTACGTGGTTAGAAAACACGAACTGGACGGATCAAAACTTTGTTGATGCTTGGCGAGAAGACTTTGGTGGAGAAGTCAAACTAAACCCAGACCAAAGTTACATGGTTACTATGCCAGCCGATGCAGACGGAAATAAAAAATTCTATCGTGTTGTGCCAAAATAAGGTTAAACTAAAATGGAATCAAGGGAACTAACAAAAGAAGAAGCAGAAGAAATGGAGGCGTTAGCAACTCCTGTTTTGGGAACAGGAAGCATGGGTGCGCCTTTTACTGCGATAGAACTTACTCAAGAGGAGTTTGAAAACCTGAATAAAATTTACGAGCAGATGCCTAAGCCTACCCCACCAAGGCCAATTATGCCCGATACAAGTACGCCTGTTGAAAGGGCGGGACAACGGTTATCGGAAGCGGCAACACAGAGGTTTCAAAAAGCGTCTGACATAGTAATGGAAAGGGGAGAGTTTGCAGAAGGTTTACCTACTACAGTACAAGCACTGGGCGTTGCAGGTCAGGCTGCGGGCTTTGGTTGGGACGCTTTAGGCGAGATTTTTAATATGTCTCTCGACGGCTGGAGTTACGCCATACCTGACTCAATAGAAGAGTCAACAGCACAAGCTATGCGTGACGGTATGCAGGCGTTTTATGAGCACCCGCTTGGAAAACAAGCACAACAGGCTTTAATAATGGGAGAAGACAGTTGGTTTGAGTTTAAAGACAATCACCCTGATTTTGCTTTGGTTGTCGAAAGTGTTTTTAACATTGCACCTTGGTTCAGGAGAGGACCAAACGCTAAACCCATAGCTAAAACACCAGAAGGCACTCCTGACCCTGCTTTTGTTGATCCTAGAACACGACAGGTAAACCGTCTGTCAGGACGCCAGAGAGGTATTTGGAGGGTTATAGCGCCTAGCAAAACACCGTCTCAAGCAAACCAACAAACAACAGCACCTCAAGGACCGCTGCGTACCCAACAAACTGTGCTAACTCAGGCTGAAACAGATCAAATTGAAACGGTAGCTAAATATACACGGGTTGATCCAACACGCACAGATAGAACAAACGCAGAAGATTTACAGACTGCTATTGATACGTTAGAAGAAAGGCTACAAAGAGCACTAGCAAACGTACAGGTTGAAATACCAAAAGAAAGGATTTTAGAGTCAGCTAGAGCTAGGCTTATAGCGTACCGGAATAAATTTCCGGGACTTGGGATTACCAATAAACAACTACGAGAAGCTATGAGTCAACTCCAAGTAACTTTGTCTCAGTTTGGTAATACTCCTGCTGAAATACTAAAGGCTAGACGAGCTATTGATGACTTTAGAAGAACAAAGTTTGGTCAAGATAGCTTTAAAAAAGCCGACGGCAAAAGAAAAGCCACTGCTAGGGTTGAGATTTACGACATAATACGTAACGTACTAAACGACTCTATAGACTTTGATGCGTTTGAAGCAGTGCCTACGTCACCCCTGAGCCGAAAAGCAACTAAGTCCAACACGAGGCAGTTGTTGCGAGAACAGTCTCATCTGATTCAAGCTCTGGAAACTATTAACGCTAAGTACCCTGAGGGCAGCACAGTTATGGCTAGGGTTCGTCAAAACATGGCGGCTCTAAACATGACTCTTCCGTCAACGCCGTTAGCGCAGGCAGCTACTATAAATGCAATAGGTGCTCCGAAAATGATGGCTATGATGGCTGGCCTGTACACCCCTATCTGGGCCTATAAAGCAGGCAAAGCAGTGTTGTCAAAAGGCTATTACCAGAAAGAACTGCGGCTTACCGTAGAGGGTATCGATAAGGCGCTAAAAGTAGCCAAAGACCCAGAGATGATAAAACAGTTGCGTTTAGATAGAGCAGCAATTATAAACATTTATAAGGGCTACATGGAAGATGCTGAACAAGAGAGCAAAGAAAGACGGCCCCCGTTAAAATCAGCGGCCAATTCA